CAGGTGGTGTAGGATACGCAAGTTGGTACGCATGGATTAACTATTTGTATCTACTTGATGCTACAATGCCTTTGGCTACAATCACGATTGTAGGATTACATGCTATATTTTTAAGATTTGTACTAGAGTTTTTTGAAAAACAAGCAATCAAAAAACAATTTGCCGGATATGCCTCACCCACAGTAGTTCGTATGCTACAGGAAAATCCTGCATTAATCAAAGAAGGCATGAAAAAAGAAGTAAGCATATGCTTCAGTGATCTACGTGGCTTTACTCCATTGGGAGAATCATTTGGAGATGATGTAAAAGGTCTAACAACCATAATGAATGGTTACATGGACGCAATTACACAACCTGTGCTAGACATGGATGGAATGATTATTAAGTACATAGGTGATGCAAGTATGCATGTACACAATGCACCAATAGACGATCCAGAACATCCACATACTGCGGTACAATGTGGACTGGAAATGTTAAGAGCTGTGGAGAAATTTAATGAAAAACTTGAGAAGGATGGCAGACCTCGTGTTGGCATGGGGGCTGGGATTAATACTGGTCTTGGTTATTTGGGAGAAATGGGTAGCACACAAAGACACTCATATGACGTCCTCGGAGACTCCGTTAGTACAGCCGCAAGAATAGAATCCAAATGTAAAGAATATGGTTGTGTGTTATTGGTAGGTGACAACACATATCAACACACCAAAGATGATTTCTTTTATTTGAAGGTAGATGATCTTGCAGTCAAAGGTAAATCAGTTGGCATAGGTATTTGGACCGTGTTAGACAAACCAGAACACAAATGGAAAAGGGCACAACAAACTCATGCACTCATGCATGAAGAATACAAGAAACAAAACTTTGATGAAGCAATTAGATTGTGTAAAACCATTTACAATGACTTTGAATTCCAAATGTCCAAATACTACGACATGTGGATAGAACGCTGTGAATACATGAAAACGCAGAAACTACCCGTTGACTGGAACGGTGTGTTTATTGCAACTACAAAATAATCAGCTGATTGCACAACCAACATAAGCACCCAGCAAGAAACTCACAATTACAAGTGTAAGAACTTCTATACTAGTCCAATGATAACCCGGATGGCTAAGTTTGTAATAATGTCTTAACTGTTCAAGATCCGTCATTTCGCTTAGTGGTTTTTGTCTTTTTGATTCGTTCAATATCATCTAAGTCTATATCCAATTTGTTACCAGTCATACGTTCATATTGTTCTTTGTACTCAAGAACCATGTTCAACTTTTGTGTCAGTCTGATCATATCGTTGTCCAGCATTCTAACACGATCCACAAGATCTATTAAATCTGCCATGGCAGAATTAATCACAGGTCTTACCACAGTTGTTGCCCAAACCCAGATATAATATATAAAATATCCAAGTCCAAGAACAGCAACTATAGGAAACCCAAAATCACTTATGAGCGTTGCAACGTCTGACATTAATCATCTACGTTTTGTTTTATTAACCAACCACTTTCATTGACCACAAATACATCTCCTGGTCTATAAAGTACGTTGTCTTTTTTCTTATCGGTACCGTCTTCGGCCCAGCCCATTACTTCACCAGGCCAATCACCCTTAACAGTAAAATTTGGTCCGGCTTGATCTATAGCATAGTCTACCCACATCATGGTTTTCTCCTCAGTCTTTCCGTGCATCGTCTTTGCCTTCGTTGGCGGCAATACGGTCAACATTAGGACGAATACCAAGTGCAACACTCATCAGTGCATCTATTTTGACCAGATCATTATTCATAGTTTGCACACGATTGTCCAAACTTTTAATGATACCAGCCAAAGTTTTAACACTTCCGGTTACGCCGTCGAGTATGAATTTGATTGTCAGAAATACTAGATAACTGGCCGCTATTGCCCCAGCTATTGGAAACCCTACTTCTGAGATCAGACTAACTACGTCCATCTGCCTCCCTCTCATAGGTATTTATTACTAATCGAGTGTATAGAGGTAGGATTTAATGATATTGTCTAGTTCAATGTCAGGAGGGTTTAGATCCATATAGGTTTGATACAGTTCATCAAAGTTGGTAGGTGGTTCTACCAGAGTAGATATTAGTTTTTTGCATGAATCAGGTTCTTGTATATCTTCAATGCCCCAAACTGCATCAAATCCTGCTTTAGTATATAAGTCTGTGAGTTCTTGACCACGAGCATAATTTTTTCTTAATGTTACTCGTCCTTGAAACACTTCAAGCGGATCGTTCCAATTATCTAAGGTCCATGTGTCTCGTTTCAGCTCTAGCTCATCATCAAGTATATAACCTTCTTTGATAAAAAATCTACTTGGATTGATCATGTGTTGCAAATACATGGTATGACCAACCACTATTAAATTTATATCTGGATGATATTTTGTAAACCATGCTCTGCAACCTTGTACCCAATGTTTATAATTTTCAAACATTAGATTTAAAAATACACACTTGGTTCCTGTTTTATCTCCCCAAAGATTAAAAAGTGTTGCAAAATGATCAGCAGGAAATTCTGCAGAACCTCGCACATGATCTTTGTATGTGCGAGTATAATTTGACGGCAAGCACCAATGCGATTCTATTGGTTCTTTGCCTATTCCGTAACTGCTTTCATAATGAGTCCAGTCATCAGCGAATGTGCAACCATGATCCATTTCAGGACTATGATTAATCAACCATGGCACAAATTCAGAAAGCTGATGACCAGGACATATGTACAGTATTATTTTTTGAGCATTGAGCATACAAATTCTTTGCCTGTTGGGCCTGTAATGGCTATGTATGGCACACTTGTATCAGGAGCTCTGCACTCCACAATGTTCCATGCATAACCATCAGCTATTTGAGAATTTGCTGTATCAATAAACTCTTTGTTGTCAATGCTCCAAAGAGCACCAACCGCCACTAAGAATCCTAAAAACATGACACTTCCTTTCTAGTTGTAGTTATCAAGCTGGCACAGGTGGTAGGATTCGAACCTACTCAGCTTACGCACTGGTTTTGGAGACCAGCATACCTCTCCATCTGTATCGCACCTGCATTATGTCAAAGACCAATGGTACCCGCACCCGGACTTGAACCGGGACGCCTAAAGCCACAGATTTTAAGTCTGTTATGTCTACCATTTCCATCATACGGGCCTTTGGCGACTACGGTAGGATTCGAACCTACGACCTACGGTTTAGAAGACCGTTGCTCTAATCCACTGAGCTACGTAGCCAATTAATCTATTTCGGGGAATAAACTGCGAACATGTTGTCCAATTCTCTCTACTGCACCATTTTTATAGTTTTCTGCTACAGTTTCGAATGGATCGTCTGTACCCCAAAGTCTCAGAGTTTCTTTTGCCAACAGAAATATCTGTCTTTTATTTAAGCTCTTAATTTTTGCTTCGGGATTCTCGTTGTTCATAACTTCCGGATGTCTTAATGCATAGTATGTTATACTTCTGCTATCTACCGGAACTTCAACTTTTGCCATGATGCGTCTTACACCATCATCACATATTGCACTTCTCATAATATTTTACCTTTGCCATAATGTTATTGCCTTTATGCTTGATTTACATACTACTTAATATACGACAAGTAAGATGCTTTGTCAAGACTTTTTGCCAAGATTTTTTACTTTTATTTCATTTTAGCCATTGCTTTGTCGATTGCGTCTCGCAATTCTTTATCTGCCACTTCTGTTTCAGTTTCTATTGTTGTTTTTGCCTTAGGTTGCATTTTTGCCCTTAATTTTGCCATTTCATCGCTGTGTTGTTCTATTGTCCTATCTGGTGCCTTTTTAACTTCTGGTTCGAATATTGGTTTATCTATATAGCCAATTCTTTCCTTCAGTAACTTAATTCTACGCCTAATGTTATCAACTTTCTGTTCGCTTTCTGTTGCCTCCTTGAATGTCTGACCCAACACTTCTATTTCATCATATTGTGCCTGCATAGTGTATTTATCGCTATTAGAATGATATATTGCCAGAAACTGTGCTAGTTAAAGGTCTGTGTGCTGAGAATGGCCAGTATGCAATTCTGTTTGTGCCATTCATTAATCCATAGTTGGCATTAGTTCCACTAAAGAATGTAGCAGGATCATTTTCATTGGTACTTCCTTGATTCATAAGTCCTGTTATTGCATTGTTTTGAAACCATGCTCTAACCTGTGCTGGTGTCATACCAGGATTCATTTGTAGTAGCAGAGTACACATACCTGCAATCTGTGGTGTTGCCATGCTTGTGCCTGATGTATTGTAGTAACTGTTAGTTGCTCCAGTACCTCCGCTCACAATATTTGTTCCGGCGGCCCATATATCAACACGTGGGCCTTTGTCGCTTGATCCAGCAGTATATTCACCGTTCTGGTTACCAATTCCTGCAAATGAGGCAAAATAGCTATCAGATAAATTGCCTACAACAATAGTCTCAGGACCTATGTTGCCTGCACCTCTGTTATAGTATACTGGAGAACCTGCTGATATACCTCCAGTGGACACACTACGAGTGATGTAATTGTCGTAATCTATATCTGTTGAATAGCAAAGTTTTTGATATTGATTGCCAGCACTTTTACAGTATATCACACCTTCGTCTTGCATTTCTTCTACTTCTGCTGAGAGGCTGTATATGGCCGCATTAAATCTATTAGAAGGATCTCCTATCATGCCATAGTCTGAGTCTTTGGTTGTTGTACCAGTATTAGTGCCTCTAAACACAATGTTTGTGATACTTGAAAAATTTGCTTTATATCCCCAACTGGCACTTACCACAGTTGGCCTTTTAACACCTGTAACAGGATCAACACTCTTGGCTTTGTGAAATTCTTTGATGGTATCAAACCAATAAGATTGATTTAAAAAACTAAGGTCATGAAAATATATGGTTGCACCAGTGCCCCAGCCAACACCTTTTCCAACGGCAGTTCCACAACAATGTGAGGCATGCGAGGAATCAACATTTGTAGTATAAAACATAGTGCCTGCACTACTACAGTTAGGTAGAGTGTTCCATTGAAATTGTTGCAATCTGCTGGATCCGTTTGCATCTTCAAGATATTCGTGATCAGGTCTTGGTATGCCACCTTCTTGATGTATGTAGTCTACACCTGTGCCATCTAAATGGCCTGTGTAATATTCAGAACTTCTTGACTGTGTGTGGTTAGTACCCCAACCATTGGTTGATTCAATATGCCTCAGCAAACCCCAGTTGTTTCTATTTGCGGTACTAGATGATGCCCTAGTCCAATTGGTGCGTGGATTAAGTTCATAATCTAAAAAATCATCTGACCATTCAAATGGATGTTCAATATCGCCTATTCTGTCATCTGCTCTAAGTTTTGCAACTTCTTCTGGTCTGAGTGCCATTTCAACAATACGTTTACTACTTTTTCTTTCGTCGACAAATTGCACTTTCCTATCAGGTATAACATTTGAATCCACAGAAGCATCTGATGTAGTATCACGAGTTAACTCGTCAACTATTTGTTCTTTGTCAACACCTTTTTTTAATGCTATTTTGTAATGTGCTTCGCTCATATTATAGATATAGAACCTTCCATATTACCGTGAGATGTGCATTGATATGCCAATGCTGTATCTGAAATTGACATTGGAACTTTAAATATTATTGTGCCGACGGCAGTGGTATTATTAGTAACACCTTCTGTCCAAGCAGTACCACCACTTTGATTTCTTATTTCAAATGGATGACCTGATGCATTGATTACAAAATAATAGGTCATACCTCTTCGCAGATAAAGTGTTGGATCATCTTCTGCTGTAGGAAACCAATGTGAGTCTGGATCATTGAATGTATAATGATTAGGGGCGTTTGGTGCAGTGACGTTGAACACATTGGCGGCACCTACTTTTACAGAAGAATGGTTAACGCCATCTGCTTTTACTTTTACATTGCCAGGAAAGTCAACTCTTCCTGACTCGTTGTTTCCATAGTAGGTGGTTACATAATATGTTCCAGCTGGGGAATTTTCATTGGCAACGTGTATAGAAAAATCAGCTGATGTGTTGCTTGTACGAGTTGTTCTAAGGTATGAAAATAAATTTGCTGAACTTGTGTCTGTACCAGGATGCATACCTATACCCACACTAGTACCAGTTGAGGTAGAGTTACTGTTAAGAGTTACATTCATGTTATCTAGATTGTTACTAGTGCTACCATCGTTTCTTGTTATGATTGTAGTACCAGTGGTAGCTACCAATCTTATATCACCTGAACCGTTTGGCTTAACTTCTATATCGCCATTTGATGCTGAAACAATGTCTTTGCCGTTTACATCTAGATCGCCGCCCAGTTGTGGTGTGGTATCTGCTAACACACTTGCAATTCCAGGAGTTGATACCATGGTTACCCATGCACCATTTTGATAAACTTCAAATTGATTATCAGATGTGTTGTAAACAATTTCACCATTGGCGGCTGTGAGTGAATTTCTCTCAGCAGTGGTCATGTTGCCTACTCTAAAACCACCACCTCCTGAGTTTTGTTGAATAATAACACTACTGCCCACTGATATGTTTACTGCACTATTACTGGTTATTGTTGGAGTTCCGGCGGCATTACTTACAATTGAACCTACAGTCAACACATTGGTTGTGCTATTATATGTAAAGTCTGAGTCACCTGCAAACGCACCTGCATTATTGAATTGGACTTCTGTGTTGGATCCACCTGGAGTACCGCCACCACCACCGCCAGTTTGATCTGCTACCCAATCATAATCTGTTCCTGTCCAACTCAGTATTTGTCCACTGGATGCTGAACTGGTATTCAAATGTACATCAACATCAGAATCTGTATATACAGTTGCAAGAGTTGTCATATTACCATTGGCATCAAGTGCCATATTTCCAGAAGCTGATACGCACACAGTACCTGATGCATCTGGCAAAGTAATTGTTCTATCTGTGCTTGGATCAGCCGAAGTCAAAGTTATTTCATTTGTGTTGTCTGTTGCACCTTCAAATTTAATATTTTTTATACTGTTAATGTCAACAACAGATAATATATCGCCAGTGACTGTAAGATCTTGAGAAACTACAAGATCACCTTCTACTCTTGCACCAGTGTTAGATGTTTCAAATTTCTTAGAACCATAATAATATAATTCAGTTATACCAGTTGAACCATCTGCTACTACATAGTTGGCTATACCGCCACTACCATCATCTGAACTGATTGCAATAACTTCATCGTTAGCAGTAGTTCTAATGTCAATACCACCAGTAGTACTAAAAAGTTGTACTTTACCACTAGCACCAGTATGACGTAAATATCCTCTTTCACCAGTACCCAATGCAATTTTATTATTGTCAGCCATTTGGATTTCAAATGTATTTGATTCTAAATTACCACCTAACTGTGGTGATGTGTCTTCTACAATATTGGATAGTGTTCCACTTCCTGCTGTTGATGTTATTGTGAGTGTGTCAGTGGCTTGATCAGTTGTTAGTGTAATATTTGAGCCTGCCGCCAAAGTAAGTGTATCTGTTGTACTGTCTGCAACAATGCTGTTCTGTCCTGCTACAGCAACAGTAGAAAATAAATTTTGTGTGCCACCACTGCCTGATGATGCAAGTGTAATTGTGTCTGTGCCAGCATCTGTGGTAAGTGTCATGTTGGTTCCAGCAACCAAAGTGAGTGTGTCTGATGTGGTATCAGCTTCTACACTCGACTGGCCAGCAATAGCAATAGTTTTAAATATACTCTGTGGAACCTGTACTGCGTCTATACGAATTTTGTCCGTACCATCATCATACTCAACTTTGTTTGCTAATTGTGAAAGTTCTTTTCCCTTGCTCAAATCAATCTCCTACGCTTGTGACTCTGACCAACTTATACGTCCTGATATAATAAATGGATTTGATGCTGTAACTGTGGATGGATCCTCTGACAGAGTTGCTACCACTGTTAACACATCAGGTCCATCTGGAAACACATTATCGCCACCTAGTATTGAATTTCCTAGTGTTGCAATATCACCTAAGTTTGTGGTTGTTAAAACTGGAGTACGTGCAGTTGTACCTGTACCACCTTGTGCTTCAAAGTTAAACACTGATGCACCACCTTGAACAGTATCAGCATTGTTATGTGTAATCAATTGACTCAAACTTGGATTTGTAACTCGCTCCCATGCATTACTGCTAAGTTCACCATTTAATATCAACCGAACTGTACATGCGTGTGTAGAAATTATGTTCACAGAATTTAGGATCAACTGCATTCTATTAATAATTTCTCTTTCACCCAAAAAGCCTGGAGCACTTGTATCCACACTTGGTGCAAGTCTAATAGAAATAACTGGTAGATCTTTGTTCACAGCAATTTCTCCGCCAGATGCGGCACCAAGTGTGTAAGCTGTGTATCCACTGGAGGTACCAGTGGGTGCTTTATTAATAAGCAGTAAATTTCTATAAGCACCAGTACTGTAAGCATATTGTCCTTCTCTTGTGAATATAGATGGTTGATATGGTTGGTATGGACTGAACTGGGTGGCAAGAGGATTTGACGCAGAAGTATTAGCTTGTAAATCAGCTCCACCCACAGCCAATCCTGAAGTAACCTGGTTCAACACAGATGATGACGCTTGAAGTTCTATTGCATAACCTAGGTTTCTATATCTTCCATTGGCCCAACCCCAATAGACACCTGTATAATCCACTCTAGCCTGTGTGGTTTGTTGACTGACACCAGTTAGTGTTAAACTTTTTGATGGAGCACTAAACACATAGGCTTTGTCAGAATCAAATCGACCATCCATGATTACCGATGTACCCCAGTGAGCCAATGCTGGAACATAAGATGGTGTTCCTACGTTTTCAATTTCGTACCTGGCAGGTACGTTACCTGATCGCATGTATGCTTCTGTAAACACATTACCGTGAACAAAGGAATGAACATATTTTACATTACCATTTTGATCTTTGAAACCAAAACGCACTTTACCAGCACCATACCATGAATAATCTATGTAGGCCATTTGTATTTTATATTTGTCAAAAACAAAACCACTGGGTCCTGTTCCGTCAGCAGGATCAATGCTCCACTGTGGTTGTTCAATTTTTGTATCTTCTGTGATTGTGATCACAACTTTTTCTGCTGTAGCACCTCTATAACTAGGAGTGATATACATCAATGTATCACTATCAATTTTGGTTACCTTATAGGATTGTCCTTTAATAACAACCATATCACCTTTGATTAGTTGTGATTGAAATTTTGTGCTTGTGCCTGTAACAGTACCTGATCTAAATTGAACATTGGCATAGCCACTGATTTGTCTGATACTGCTACGTCTACAACAAGACAGAGTGTTACCATCAAATTCAAAATACAATCCATTTTGATCATCAAATAATCCACATTTGAGTAAACTGTTGGCCCATTGTTTCACATAGTACTCAACAATACCTGTTGCAGAAGCATCACTTGGTGTGCCTGGTAATTCAACTGTGAAAGTAAAATTATCTATCACACTCAAAACCTGTAGATCACCATTCCATAAATTTGCTTTGTTATTAGCAGAGTCTGTTACTGTGGTAACTGCGAATCCCATTCCGCTATGAGCTGTACAATATGTATACAGAGTTGGAGCACCTATAGGTACAACAATTTCTGTGTATGCACCCGAGTTGCCTGGTGTACCTGCTACAGTTACTCCTGTGGTATATGCAACACCGCCTCCGTGTGTTCCATCTGCTGTGGTTGAAAATCGTAATGGATGACCATTGTTAGTTGTATCCGACTGTCTAAATCTATAGGTCCTGCCTTCTTTCAGTTCATAAGTGCTTAGTAATTCACCTTCGATATAATACTTGTTATCACCAGCACCAGTGCTATCAACTACAGTAATATCTAGATAGGTGGCACCAATGGTATCTTGACTTGTGTTGGTAGATCCAGAAGTTCTAATAACTAAATTTGCTGAAAGTCTATGTGGAAATCTAGTTGTAATAGTTCCTGTTGTACCACTTCTTGTAAACGAATCAATTTGAGATGTTGGTGAAAAGTTTACAGCAAATGAAACCTGTATGCCTTTACCTGATTGATATCTAAAGTACTTGCGTGTTTGACGTATCATTGTACTGTCTGGATTGGTTGAAGGTATTAATTCAACACCACCATCATAGGGTCTATGCAGAGCAAATCCATCCGGTCTAAGAAGCAAACTGGTATTTTGCAGATAGTTTACTTCAGTTTGGGCTGTGGCTGGCAGAGCTTCTGTGAATGTTATTTGTGTATCGCTGTTAACATAATCTATGGTGCGTTCTATTATATCACCTGCTGTGGTTATTCTGTTAACACTTGCACCTGACCCTGCATCTGTGGTAGCAATTTTATTTGAACCTGCAATGGCATCAGTTCTTGTATAATGCACTGAGAAATTATCAGAATCAGTGGGGTAGGCAAAATATATCTTTAAGCTATCAAAACCTGTAGGAATAGTGGTTCCTGAAAATGTTATCATATCACCGGCTACAGTTGTGTTTCCTGTGGCTTCAAATGTATCGTTTGTAGTATTGGTACTCGCTATAGCAGTGGTAGTTGTAGTGCCTGGTTGATTGATAAAAAATGTATCACCTTTGCTGAAGTAACTTAAAAAGTTTGTGTCATTTCCAGTCAATTGAACAGCATCGGCTGTATAAGTTACGTTACCAGTGCCATTAAAAGAACCAACAATGGTTGTGGGTTGTAGTGTGATTGTTCCTGTTAATTCTGAAGCAGATGCACCTGTTTCAGACAACGAAATTATAACAGGTGGAACCGCAGTTGCGTTTGCTTGTGTTGTAGCAAACTGTACAAAGTCTTTGTTTTTTCTTACTGCGTAATATGTAGTACTACTGGTTAATCCTGTGATGTTGGTTGTGCCAGATGTGGTATAGGTTACTGCATCTCCTGTGATAAAGCCATGATCAGTGATACGTAAAGCATCTAAATCTGCAACAAATGATTGTTGTGCTGTGGTAATTTTTGTTCTTGCTTCGATCTTTCCTCCTGCAGAAAATGTAAAACTATTTTGATCTGCGGCGGTACTTGCTACGGTATATAATCCATCGGCCGCACCCACATAGTCTGCTTCTAATTTTTGTGTTTCATTGGATGGTGCAGTTGTTATGTCAATGATGTTTACTTTTGTAAATGTTCCTGTACCAGTTGCATACTGTACAATTTTTACTGAATCCGAGGCTGAGATGGCATCAGCTTTACTATTGTGCAAATAATAGAATGGACCAGCACCTTGCAGTCTTGCCCAATATATACCTCCATTAACCAATCCTGGCAATGGATCATTTGCTGTGTACTGTACAGCATCTCCTGTGGCAAAAGGATTACCGTTGAATCTTAGATAGCCTGGATTTGGGTAAACCAAATTGGCAACCTGTGCCTGATTGCTCAGAGTATGCACAGTCGAATATGGATTTTGTGTGGTAGATAATTTAAAAGCACCACCAACTTTGAATGCAACATAATAGGTTTGTAGGTCTGTTAAACCACCTATCAATGTGCCTGAATTTTTATCATATTTTATTGCGGCAGTATCCTGTAGAGTATTACCAGAAATTGTAATTGTGTTTGCAAGAGTATTTGGTTTAGTACATTGTATTCTGTACACCAAGTTGGTACTGCCTGCGTTTGAAAAGCCAACTTCAGCACCACCAGGTATTTGAAAAGCCAGTCTATTTGAATTGATTACTTTAGCAAGATAACTAGAGCCTGTGTTGAGTCCACCAGGTAATGTGCCTGTGGTTGCTGTGACTGTAACAACATCTCCATTGGATAGACCGTGATTAGGAACCCAAAGTGAACTGCTGGCGGCATTAGCTTCAATATCATTCCATGTTCCATCAGCAGTTTGACCGTAGACGTAATAATACAGCCAATAATTATTTGGCCGCTGAGCCATTCGTATTAGGTAATAGTAAGAAGAGCTGTAAGCTCTAATGTAGTAATCATATGCACTATCAGGTGGACCAAGATCATATGGTGTTGGTGGTGACGCTGTGGCATATGGTACTGTCCAAGAACCAGAGTTATTGGAGGCTAGTTTGCCAATAAAACCTCTGTTGGCTGATGTAGCCGAATAACCATAGGCTGTACGAGCATCATTGTTTGCAATATGACCATTAGTAGGATAGAAATAATAGTAATAGTAACCACGTCCATAATAATAGTAAATCCACGTGGCTTGAGAGAAACAAGATTTAACAATACCGCCACTGGCACCATTGCCTGTCAAATTAATTCTATATGCTGAATTGGCGTTACTTGAATATGATAGTGCAATTTGAGTTGTTGAAAGTATATGAAGGAAATACGATCCCATGTTAACTAGACCACCAATTCCGGTGTTGGTATTTGGTTCAAAATGATATGTCACCAATGGAATACCATTATCAACCATTCCATGCGGTTCAGCAAAAGTTATGGTGTTATTTGTTGTGTCAACAGTTGTAGTGCCTTCTTCAAAATAGTGTGCATAGCCTGTGCCTTGCAACGGTTCAAGTGTGTAACGAAATGGATCTACTCCACCCAATCTAAATTTATCATCTTCGCCTGTGGGTGTGGCACTGGTATAACTGATATCTGTGGTAAAGGTGTTGGAGACTACAACATCATTGGTATTAAAATCTATTGTTGATTTTGCAAAGCTATTGGACAATGCCATGCTAGTACCGTCTGTAAAACTGGTAGGATATACTGTATTCACAGTGAGTGTACTAGTGGCGGCGCCGTCTGTGGAGATACCTCCAATTTGGTTCAACTTAAATTCAGTTCCTGTGTAAATTTTTGCTGTAAACAGTTGCGTGTAAGTTTCTTTAATGTTTTGTGTAGCGGTAAAAGTTGTTTTGGCTTTGAAACTGAATGTGGTTAAGCTACCAACACTTGTAACAATAAATCCTCCATCTGCGGCCACATTGCCTGTGGATTGCATTATAATTGGTGAACCTGTTTGTAAGCCATGATTAAATACTGTGGTTACTTGTACAACATCACTGCCAGCTGAAACTTGTATACTTGATACATCAACTTCTTCATCACCATCGCGAGAAAAGAATGTTGGAATATTGTTGGTAAGTTCAAGTGTTTCCCATTTGGTACTCTGCAATCCATATTCAAAGTCTGTATCAATCAAGTTTTCAGGATTACTGACTCTGATTTTACTAACTGGATCTGTGTAAGTTTCTGCAGGTGAAAAACTTTGATGTTCTTCTTCAATAAAAATTTGCAGAGCATCTGTGTCTGCCATGCTGGTTGTGTCTTGTTCTAAAACAAATGTTGTTTTCAAAGTTATAGGATCAAAAGTTCTAGATGAAAATCCAAACCCATTGGTTGCAAAATTGTATATGATTGCGTTTGTGGTTACGTTTGTAATTAAAAGCAAACGTTCTGGCAGTATGTTATCTTCTATAACCACTGTCCTGGCTGATGCATCAAATGTGTATCGGCTTACTAAAAGTCTTTTTCCCATTGTCTATCCTAATGCTATAGCGTATGCTATTGCCTTTCCATCATCTACCATACCAGAACCTGCTGAAACACTTCCTGTTACTGTGAGATTACCTCCAACATTTGCATGAGTGCCTATTTGAGCTGTTCCCTGTAAATGCAGGTCTTTAAATTTAGCACCAGTGTGTCCTAAATCTGAGGCATTATGTTCCTTAGGTACTATGCCTGCTTCTACTCTTAGTGGTTGTGTTGCCATGTTATGTTCCTAACAATATTTAGTTTATGAAAGTTCGCTTCCATTTAATAGTCATTGACGAAGCACTTGCTGGTGTGGCCTGTAATACTGGACCAGCCGCTCCTGTAAATGTAACCAGTGCTGATGCACCTGTGTATAATATTCCGTATACTGATATATCCATGCCTGAACTTGTTTTTAAGCATATAATTTTGCATACCTGTCTATCACTGCCTTGAGAAGCTTCTATTACATATTCTCCAGATGTTGCTGTGGCAGGCCAAGTGTCTATTGTGGTTGCTGATGTTGTTGTAAGTGTTGCAGTACCATCGTCATCTGTGTAATTGGTTGTTGCAAAACTACCTGCTGTGGCTACTCCTGTAATGTCAACACCTGTTGTGGAAGTAACCAGTACTTCTGATCCAGCGTAATATAATCCAGCTCTTGCACTACTTCCACTGAATAGTTTAAGTATTGGTCGCCAACCAGTATCATAAAACTGATATGCTCCTGTTCCAGGACCACCATCTGTTTTGAAAATTAAAGAACCTGCTCCAACCTCTTGAATATATGAAGTCCAAGTACCACCATCAAGAATAAGGTCTCCATTTGAATCAGTTTGTGATGCAAGTGAATCAGTATGCTGTATTTTTAAGTCTGTGTTAGTACCAATCTTAATTATATCATTGTCAGCCACTTTTATATCCGAGCCGTTAGTTTCTAAGTGACCTCCTAGCTGTGGAGATGTGTCAGCTACCACGCCACCTATACCCATTATAGTTGGTGGAGTGTATGTGAACACACCAGTTGAATTATCGTATGCTATAGCACCATCGCCAGACGCTGTTCCTTCTGCACCTACGCTTAAACCTGTAAGTGAAACGTATGAAGTTAGGTCACTGGTTAATGCTACTGTGCCAGTTGCATCAGGCAGAGTGATTGTGTTATCCTGCGTTGGGTTAGTTACTGTTAATGTGGTTTCAAATCCGTTGGCTGAGCTACCTTCAAACTCTATAGTAGAACCATTTAAGTAAATTCCTGTTGCGGCAGTTTCAAACACAGGCGTATTATTATGATAAAGTGTTTGTTGAGCACCTGCGTTGGTTTGTATACTTGTTTTTGTTCCACCGGCATTTTGAAAGTATGTTGTGCCTGAACGTAAGAATAAACTTCCTGTGCCTGTATCATCTATGTAGGAATTTAAACTGTCATGATATATTTCTAAATCACCATCATTGCCAAATTTTAATTTTTCGTTGTCATCTAAACTTACATTGCCAGAACCATCAACTACAATCTTATCATGGTTAGGTATGCCTAGTGTGGTTAGTGTGATTGATCCTGGTGTTTCTGTATATTCGTAAGCATATATTTCATCATTCAATAAAGGTGCTACACTAAATGTAATAATACCTGTGGCGGCAGAAAAAGTATAATCTGTGCCTGGTGTCATTAACACACCATTAACAAATACCTGTACGTCTACTAGGTTTGTGTTGCCTGTATCAAATGTTGTATCCGATCCATCACCTGTAAATGAGGATTGAGAAAATGATGCACCTGTTCCTGCACGTGATATTCTAAGAGCACCATTTGTGGTATCAACATCTAAGTCAATGCCTGTACCACTCACAAAAGTAAATGTGTCTGTCAATCCTGATGCTGTATGTGTGCCAGTTTCTGCATATGTAAAACCTGAGTCTGTGTCAGTGACAATCATTTGTTTGTAAACATCAGCAGTTGTTAAGTAACCTGGTACTGAATGATCACCCCAACCATACGCTGTAATAAATTGTCCTAAATTAGTATCGGTTAAAATGTTTGTGCCCATGTCAATGGTGTTGCCATTAGCATCAAGTGTTCCGCCTAACTGTGGAGTAGTATCATCTACTAGATTTTCCATCAATTGATTGCTGTTAAAATTCAGTCTATTTGAACCACTCACAGTCAATGGAATTGCTGATGATCCAAATTTAATACTTGAATTACTGACGTAAATGTCTCTGACCAAATTGGTTGCACTACCAATATCGTATGTGGTATCAGCCACAGGAACAAGATGCCCAGCACTTGTAAATTGCCATCTATCTGTGCCTTCTGTGTCAAATGTAATTGTTCCATCTGAACCTGTATCAGTTACTGTGACATTACTGTTGCCTTGACTGATAATGTTTTCAGGCTGTGTGTTTGTAAATGTAATAGAGTCTGTGCCAGCATTTGTGGCAATTGATATTCCAGTACCAGGAACAAAATTCAAAGTGTCTGTGGCATTGTCTGCCGTAACATCACTCTGTCCTGCCACAGCTACAGTAACAAATGTATTTTGGGCCGCACCACCTGGTATGCTAATTGTTTTGGTAGATCCTGTGCCTGATGCTACAACACCTGCACCTGTAAAATTAAAAGTTGTGGCCGCGGTAGTTAATGCAGATCCTTCATCTTGAACAGTTAAACTATTACCTGTAACTTCTATTGTTTTTGTGGTGCCAGTTCCTGTTACTGAAACGCCAGCACCTGTAAAGTTTAATATTTCTGCGGCCGAACCTGTGTTAGATCCTTCATCTTGTACTGTGATTGCAGAACCACCTCCACCTCCTCCACCACCTGAGCCGTCTAGGTCTGTCCAGGCTCCATTTGCATAACCTTGGAATTTATTTGTGTCTTGATTGTAAATGATAGCACCATTTACTGTTTCAAGTTGGTTACGCTCTGTTGTATTCAGTGAAGGTATTTTAGGAGCATCATATTCTCGTGATACTGTTTGTGAACCAGTGTTTGAAGGTTGTATACCTGGTGATATGCTGTTTTGTCGTTTGTACGCACTTGATGTTGCTCGATCACCAGCACCTAAATTGCCAGGCAATGTGCTTTCAATAGGAGCCTGTCCTGTGCTTCTTTCTGTACTGCCTGATGTGGTTATATTTGTGTATCCTATAACGTTTCCGCAATAGTCATAGACTGGATTTTGTTTTTGTAGTAAACTCTGTGGATCGTCAGCGGCTCTAACTTTCTTCAACATTTCTGAATCAAGTAACACTTCAAAAATGTTATCGTGTATGGTACCATCTTGTGCTACAACAGGATAACCACCCACTTGATCGTATGCATTTTTAATACTTGCCGCCAAGGCCGCATTTCCGGCCACGCCTTCGCTGTCTGGATTGTGAAGCACACCAATTACTGTGTTAACTTCACGCACACAACCTGTACCAGTGCCTGGTCCTGTTGCTGTGAATGTGTTGCCTACTGTGTTAACACTAGAACCTATTGCTGTAAAATCTGTGGTGCCTAGTGTTTCAATTTCATACAGTTTGCCTGCCACAGTTTCTGTTGCAAGTGTACCACAAGTAAACTGAGAACCTCCTGTGTCATATCCACTTCCGCCTGTGCCATTAACCCATGTTTCTTTGTCAATGAGTTTGCCAAATTCATCTGCAACGCTGTTTAACGCACCAGTCATTTCACTCAATGCTGTAGATGAAATTGTACCATTTTGAATTGCGGCCAAATTGTCGCCAATTGTTTTTAGAGCACCGCCGTTGAATATGTTTGCTTTAAATTGTACTTTGCCGTCTGCTCCTAAACTGGCACATGCACTAACTTCATCTGGAATAACCTGTCCTAGTGCATCTACAATGTTTTGTCCAGCACCCAAGAAACTGCCAAATGAATTTTCTAACATGTTGGGTATTGCTTGTGGTTGTATAGGTGTACCACAGAAGTTAATCATGTTTGCAATGCTGGATGCTTCTGCTATTATTCCATTCAGTCTGCCTAGTACATTGTTGATTGATGTGTGATCTAAAAATTGATCTACGGCCTGTTGTGCATTGTTAAGAGCCGATTGCAATGCACCTGTAATGCCATCCATACCTATCAATCCACGTAGGTTTGCACTCAGACACATTTGTATGTTTGGTAGTTTTAATCCTTTACCAGCAAGTAATCCACACAACAATTCTCGCATGGTATAGCTGTATTCTGCTTTTACAATGGCTCTGCCTGTGTCTTGTGATCCAGCAACAATTTCTTCTTGAATGTGATGATGTGTGTCTAAATAATCATTGAAGTCTTGTAAGCCTGAAGTAAAATCGCTGTAGGTGGTGCTAGGAACTGGATTGGCACCTGAGAATATATCACTCTGTCCTGTAGTTACAACAGGTGGTGCATAGCTGGAAATATTGCCAGCTTCAAAATTATGCACAGTACCAGCTGTGTCATAATTTGTTAAAAAGTCAGTCATGTTTACAGCATTATAAATGGTATCAGATGCTCTACCATTTACTGCATTGGGTGTTTCAACTCCATTGTTAATTAACACAGCATTATCATCACCCACAATGAATGCATTAGGATATGTGTTCCTGATTAGTGTAGCACTATTGTTTGTTAATTTGTTAGGAACGCTGTTTTGGAATACACCTTCGTGTATGCTTACGCCTTTTAATCCGGCCGCGGCAACGGCCGCATCATATTGTACACCATATGCATCTTTGTTTGGTGGTACAAGGACCACTTCATAGCCTTCATTTTGAAGTCTGGTAATTGTGTTTGTGAGTTTAGATGTTGTGAGTGACGCATTACTTGATTGGTCATTTGTACCTGCGGCTAATATTGCAACTTTTTGTGCCATTTACATTGCCCCTGCCGATGAACCACAATAAACATTCTGAGATCCATCTGCGGCACTAGGATTTGGGTGTGGGATTAAAGTCCAGTTATCAGGACTGGCTGGATCGCCGTTTCTGATTACCAGCTTGTTATTAGCAAATACTGTTGATTGTGTGGAAATTAATGCACCGGAACCATGACTGCATGTATCACCGATCAATGATACAGGTATGCCATTTACATAGACATTACTGGCCGACGGTCCAGTGGTAGTTGCACCACAACTTCGACCCTGTCCTCTTAAGTGTACAGGTTTAGAGCTCATACACGTATTTAGTTTTTTAAACTAGAGGGTACCGTTCCTACACCTACTATGCCAGTGGTGCCTTGTAAATATGCGTCTGCAAATGGTTTATGTGTATCGACTATGGTTACTACTGTTTGTTCATTTATTTCAATGCTTGGAGCACCTAATATATCACTGCTAAACACCCATGGTGCCATGGCAGGACCTTCAGCTGTCATAGTAACCATCAGTGGCTTAGTAAGTTTTACAACGCCGTTATCTTTGCTGTCCCAACGTCCTACAACTTCTTCGCCACTGATGAGTTTTACGGTGACAATGTCACCTTTTTTTCTTGGATTTACTAACATTAATGTCCGTATCCTGTTCCGTTATAACCGGTGTTTTCCAGGTACTCTTCGAACTGCTGATAACTGCCAACTATTTCACCGTTAACTTTTATCTGCGGAAATGTTCGAGCTCCTGGAAATTCTTCTAACACCTGTTCTCTTGTGAAATCTGCATCTAGTTCCTTGTAGACATAATTATATCCTCTTGTTTCACATACCA